TTAAAAAATTTTTTCAATTACGGAATGAGCTTTATTTAACATATCGTTATTAACATGGCTATAAGTTTTTAAAGTTTGCTCAACAGAATGACCAAGTATTTGAGCAGCAGTTTTAAAATCAACTCCATTTGCAATTAACCTAGTGGCATAGGTATGGCGTAATTCGTGGAAAGTTATAGTATAGCCATGTTTTTTAAATTTACCATTTACAATAGCACATACGGAATTTGTGCTTCTAAAATTTAGAACTCTATTATTTATATTTATAACATTTCTATGATTCATTAATTCTTTTATTACTATATTGGAAACTGGAATAGTTCTGTTAGAATTTTTACTTTTAACATCTCCAAATCCCCAAACACCTTTCTCTATTTTCTTCCATTGTTTATTTACGGTTATAGTATTATTTTTAAAATCTACATTATCCCAGGTAATTCCTAATAATTCTCCGAGACGCATACCAGTATTAACTGCTAAGAAATTTAATAAGTAATATTTATTATTTTTAAAGTCTTCTAATAAATTTTTGATTTCATTATCTGTTAAAGCTTTTTTCTTAGTAGGTACAGGTTTACCTACTTTTATATTTTTAGTCGGCATTGAATCTATAATATTATATTCTTCTTTAGCACTTTTAAATAAGGTGTTAAGTCTTTTAAGATAATATCGTGTTGTGTTATTATTTAAACCTTCTTTAGTTACCTTATCTACTATTTTCTGTATATCTAATGTAGTTATTTTACACATCTCTTTTTTATTCAAATCTTCAAACTTGTGTAATACAGTTATTAAGCTTTCAATTGTTTTTATTGACTTGTAAAGTTTTTCGTGCTCAACATATATGTCAGCAAATTCACTGAAAGTTAATTTATTATAAGATTTGTTTACTGTTTTAACATTCTTTTTTAATTCTTTTAACATTTTGTCTATAACGGGTTTTCCGTCTTTTTGAGTTTTAAAACCTTGTTTACTTTTTTGTTTCCATTTTCCAATTGAATCCTTATAACTAATAATAAATTGCCAACCCTTATCTTTCTTTCTCCAAGTTACATTATAATCCATTACCTTCACCTTTCTTTTAATGTTCATATAGGGCATTTTATTTTCAATAGACTTATTATACCTAAGAGTATATAAAATGCATCATAGAGGGCTGTTTTAAGGAATTAATACTCAGCTATCTCTTGTGCAATACTTTCTAATACTTCGATTACTCGTTTTAAGTTTTCTTCATTTTCCTCTGGGGTGATATCTGGTTCGACTATTATTACTTTGGGCATTTTATCACCAACTTTCTTAAAATAATAAATTTATACTACATCTGTCACACCTTTTGTCACACTTTTTAACAAACAAAATCCAGTAATACCAAGCTTTATATCTATTTTGTGACAAACAAAAGTGTGACAATATATAATATATTTCTTTATATAATATATAAAAAGTTATTTTAATTTTATTTTATATATAAAGAATATTTTTTTATCTGTCACTCTGTCACAATTATATTTATAAGTTAGTAATATCAATGGTTTACACTTGTGACAGCTAAATTTAATTATCTGTCACACTTTGTCACAAAACAGGTTTAAATTATTGGTATACCTATGTTTTCATTTGTCACACTTTTAATTTTATATTCACATCTAATAATTCTTTTAATAAATAATTATCCATATTAGACATATCTATGTTTAAATCATCTTGGTCAAATAATAAAGCTACTGCGAATAAGTTAGCTTCATATTCTTCTATTCCATTATGTTCATCACCAAACTGATTTAATAATTTATCATCATGCATTAAAACATGACCTAGCTCATGTGCACATAATACCTTTTGTGAATTAGTTGTAAAATGACTATTTAAATTAACAATAGGTTTTTCAGAGATTTTCAAAGTATATGCTGGATATATATTTGGCTTAAGGTTTATATAATTAATTTTTATTCCTAATGCAGTGCAAATTTTAATTGGATTTCCCCCATATTGATTTTTTATATCTTGTGCCAGTTGTATAATTTCTTCTGTCTTCATAAATCCCCCTATAATCTGTATACTATTTTTTCATCTTTTATATATGAAATTATTTATTGTATTTAGGACCTAGCATTTTCAATAAATTTAATAGTTCATTTGCAAATTCGATTATATCTTCATCTGTCATTTTATTAGTATCAAAGCCACCATATCCCATTATACTGGGTTGTTTTAATATAAATTGCATAGCGGCTTGGGGAGTAGTGAATTCTCCTGTGGTGTAAAGAGATTCTTCTTCTTTTATTTGGTCAACCTTATCTGAATTTAATTTGGCATCAAATTTCTCACCAGTAGTTTTATAATTAGTTTCACCTAGTAAGTAGTCAGTTGAAACTCTAAAATATTTTGCTATTTTAGAAAGTACCTCATAACTTGGTTTGCGAGCATTAGTCTCATACATACCAACCATTGAAGTACTGACACCAATATTTTTAGCCAATTCTTCTTGTGTAATATCTCTTTCTTTTCTTAATTTTTTAATTCTTTCATTTAACAATTTCGTTCACCTCAATTTTAAATTTTATCACTATTAGTATTATAACCGAGAGTGATAAAAATATCAATACAACTAATAGTGATAAATTTAGCTATTCAAAGTAATTTAAAGGAAATAGCACTTATTTTCTCACTATTAGTTATAATTACACTTGATTATTATCACTGATGGTTGTATTATGTAGTCATGGACAGGCAGTACATGAAAGGAAGTGATTAAAAATGTCAAATCATATTACTGAATTGAGAAAGAATGCTGGATTTAATACAGTTAAAAATGTTACATCTAAATTAGAAATTAGTGATAGTATGATGTATCAGATTGAGGGAGGTTATAAAAAGCCAAGTCCTAATTTAGCAATTAAAATGTCTAAGTTATTTAATTGCACAATGGAAGATATTTTTTTACCATATGGTACAACTAATAGTGATAAACTAGAAGATTAAAACTGATTGGAAGGTGATTTAATTGGATCCTAAATTAGTTGATTATATTAATAAGTTGGAAAAAGAAAATTTGGAATTAAAGAAACAATTAGAAGAAACACAAAAAGACATAATAAGTTGGAATAACTTAAAAACATTAATAAACAATAGTCTTTCAGAACTAGATGAAACAAGAGGACCATATAGTTATTTAATAAGACATGTTGAAAGTGGTATCAATATGATTATTAGGGCAACATTTAATTTAAAATTTATCAAGGATATTGATGAAACAAATTATAAGCAATCAAAAGAATTTACTGAAATGGTCTTAGATTATGTGAAAAAGAATTTTATTAAAGGTAAATATTAAGGAAGGAGGACAAGCAATGAATGAAGTAACAACGTTTGAAGGTCAAGAAGTAAAAGTAAAAACAGATAAAGGAGTAACGCTTATTAATTTAGCACATACAGCTAAATGTTGCGGTTTAATTAGAGAAGATAGAGGTTACTCAAAAGTAAGATGGATTGATATTAAAAATAAACTCAAACTTATTGGTAAAAATTGTGTGGACGAAGGTTCGTCCAAAGAAATTCAATATATCCTAGATGAAATAGAAAATACCGATGATAGAAACACAATTTACATGAGTGGTTGGTTATCAAAGCGCCTAGCACTCGAATGTCATTCTGAAAAAGCAATGAGATATAAGAACTTCTTAGTTACTTTAGATGAAACAAGGGAGCAAGGACAATTACAATCAGTAAGTCAAGAAACTGTTTTACAGTTAGCACAAGGTATGCAAATGATAGGTCAAGTAGTACAAGGTATGCAAACTGCTATGACTAATATAGAAACTTATGTAAAAGACAGTATTCAATCAAAGGATTTACAAATAGAAAAGACAATGAATTTAATAGGTTTCAGATCGATTAATACCAAAAGACTTTCAGATAAGCTTAAAGAGCAATTAAGTGAGCATTTGGGAATAGCGGTTAATGCAAGTAGCAATGTTTATAGGAGAGCTAAAGGTAAAATCTTTAAAGAGTTCAAGGTAATTAAGTGGGAAGACATACCAGTTAGTAAGTATAATACAGTGCATGCTTTCATTGAAGAAGTCGTATGCAAAAATATATAGTACAAAAGGAGGTTTATACATGGACAATAAACTATTAACTCAAAAAGATTTATCTGAAAGATGGCAAGTAAGCGTAAAAGCAATAGAAAGTTATAGACAACAAGGATTAATAACTTCAGTGGAAGGATTACCTTCTATAAGATTTAATCCTCAGCACATAGCAGAGCTGGAAGGTACTAAGCTAGAAAGATTTAGTCCACTAGAACGTAGACGTATGGAAAGAGAGTTGGAACAAATTAAACAAGAAAATGAAAAGCTTAAAGGTATATTAAGTCAAACTTTAGCTAACTTAGCACCTGTTATCAATTTGTAAAGGAGGGAATACAAATGCTTAAAAGATTACTTGCAGAAAGAGGTGTTATTTTAACAAAAGAATTATCAGATATGGTAATAGCAGATATTAAATTTAACAAAATTAGATTTAACAAATGTACAAGCATAGAAGAATTATTAATTATAACAGAAAGATGTAATAAAGCACTTATCAAATGTGCTTAGAAAGAAGGTGGTTGGCAATGAACTTATATCCACATCAAGTTAAAGCTTTAGAAGAAGTTAAAAATTTTAATAGAGTTGGATTTTTCTTGGATATGGGCTTAGGTTAGCAAAACCTTTGTAGGGTCAGAAAAATTAAAAGAGCTCAACACCAATATAAATTTGATAATCTGCCAAAAATCAAAATTACAAGATTGGTGTGAGCACTTCAAAACATATTACCCAGAGTATAACACATTTATATACTCTAAAACAAGAGAAATACCATCCAATAGTGTTGTAATAATAAACTACGATTTGGTATGGCGTAGACCAAAATTATCACAGATAGAAAATTTCACTTTGATGTTAGATGAAAGTTCTATGATTAAGAATCCAACATCTAAGAGAACTAAATTTATATTAAAACTTAAAGCAGAGAATGTAATACTTTTATCAGGCACGCCCTGTGGTGGAAAATATGAAGAACTTCACACTCAATGTAAGTTATTAGGTTGGAATATATCTAAAAAACTTTATTGGCAGCAGTATATAAAGTTTATAAATATGGATGTTGGAGGGTTTAAGGTTCCTAAAGTAGTTGGTTATAAGAATGTTGAAAGACTTAAACAAAAGCTACATGACCATGGATCTATATTTATGAAAACTGAGGAAGTGTTTGATTTACCAGAGCAGGTAGAAATATCAGTTTTAATTGAGAATACTAAAGAGTATAAGAAATTTAAGAAAGATAGATTGATTACTATAAATGATACTGAGTTGGTTGGAGATACAAGTTTAACTAAGATGCTTTATTTAAGGCAGTTAGCTTCACAATATAATCCTAATAAATTAAGTTCCTTAAAAGATTTATTAGAGAGTACAGAAGATAGAGTAATCATATTCTATAACTTTACAGAAGAAATGGAACAAATTAAAGAGGTATGTGGAAGATTAGAAAAACCAATATCTATAGTAAATGGACAAACTAAGGACTTGGAAAACTATAAAACAAAAGATAATACAGTGGTATTAGTTCAGTACCAGGCAGGTGCTATGGGACTTAACTTACAACTTAGCAACAAGATTATTTATTATTCGCTACCACTAGCAAGTGAATTATTTGAACAGAGTAAAAAACGTACTCACAGGATTGGCCAAACACGAACTTGTATGTATTGGTACTTAATTACTAAAGGTTGTATAGAAGAGCAGATATTTGAAACTTTAAAAGAACGTAGAGATTATACAAATAAATTATTTGAAGAGTTGGAGGGCTAAATAATGAAAACTTATAAAACATGGGAAGTTATAAAGATGCTTGCTGAAGATCCAAAACTTAAATTTGAAGGTAAGGCGCTAAATAAATTAACTAAAATACTGAGTGTAAATGAACATGGAATCTTAAAGTGTTTGCAGAATAAGATGGAAATATCAATATTTGCAGAAGAAATGTGGACATTAGTAGAAGAACCAGTAAGCCTTATGGAGATGTTGAACAGTGATGGAAAATGCAGGGTTGAGCATGAACTAATAGATAAGAATTTACAAGATGAAATATCTACTACCGATGAAATTACGTTAAAAGATTATGAGAATTTAAAAGCAAATAAGTATATGCCACTGCATAATTTAATGAGTGTTTTACCATGGATTTTAAATAGTCAAAATTTTAAAGAGGTTATAAAGAACGGTAAATGGTATTTGGAGGAGGATGAGCGACATGAATAAATTACAACTTAAAGTATTGGAAAATAAACCAGCAGAAGTACATTTTAATTTTGATGAAATATCAAATTATTTAGATTCAACACTTAATAAATATCAAGGAATTGTTGTTACAGAGGAGACTATAAAAGATGGCAAGAAGGTTATAGCAGATTTAAGAAAAGGTAAAAAATCTTTAGATGAATTTAGAAAGAAAACTAAAAAAGAACTTACTAAGTCAGTAACAGAATTTGAAAATCAATGCAAGGAGCTTAGTAAAAAGTTTGATGAAGTTATAGATCCAATAAATGAACAGGCAGAACAGTTTGAAATTAAGAGAAAAGAAGAAAAGAAAGTTGAGGTTCAAAAGGTTATAAAAATAGTTTGTGAACTTAAACATGTTGGGGATTTACCACTAGATGACAAGTATCTCAATAAGTCAATGAGCTTAAAAGCTATTAAAGAGGACTTAATAAGTATTGCTAATCAAATGCTTTTAGAAAAAGCCAATCATAAAAAAAATGTAGCATTAATCGAAGGAAAAATTGATTTAGCTAATGCTAAGTATGGTGTAACTATGGTTAAAGAGCCTTATGTGAATATGTTGGAATATGAGGACGTGAATAATATTTTAACTAAAATTTTAGAAGATGGTGAAGTTCTTAAAAATAAACTAGCTGATACGTCAAAGCAAAAAACTGCATCATTTAAACAGGTAGTACAAGCACCTAAGAAAAATGAAGAAATATTCGTAGACACTTATGAGATTGAGGGAACTGAAAAGCAGTTAGATGATTTAGAAGATTTCTTAAATAAAAATAACTATAAATGGAGCACTAAGTAATGGCAGCAGAAAAGAAATTTGAAAATGAAATAAAGAAGTTTTTAAGTGAATTACCAAAAACATGGTTTTTTAAATACTGGGCTGGTCCCATGAGTAAAGCGGGTATTCCAGATATTATAGCTTGCGTTAACGGTAAGTTAGTTGGAATAGAAGTTAAAGCACCCAACGGTAAACCATCAGAGTTACAAAAACGTAATATAAGGCTTATACAAGAGAGCGGTGGAGTTGGATATATATTATATCCTAAAGATCTTTCAAAGTTTAAAAAGGATATGAAAGAGTTAATAAGGGGGTAAATTCATGAATAAAGAAAAATGGCAAGAAGAAGCTGATGAACTAGTAGATGCAATATTAGACTTAAAAGAAAAGGGAAAAAGAGATAAAGAAGATTTAGATTCATTAAAGATGGAATTAGTTGATTTGTTAGAAAGTAAAAATATTAATGAGTTTGTAGGTAAGAATGGAAAAGCTAATTTCGTCGATTTTGAAAGAGAAGGTCTTGTTAAAGAAAATGTAGTTGAAACAGTTGATGGAGTAAACAAAGGAAGAATTAAGAATATAAACATGAGGGATCTTACTAAAGATATTAAAGTTCATTTCATAAATGTAAGGGGGTATTTGGGTGATTAAAGTTATAAAAATAAATGATAGTTTAAATGTAAGTTTTGATTATGATGCTGACATAGTATCTAAAGTTAAAACAATACCAGGAAGAAAATACAATCCAAATAGTAAATCATGGGATATGCCACTTCAAGCTATTCATAAATTAAAAGAATTATTCAATGACTTAGATATATCAGAAGATGTTGACCAAGACTATAAGGCTCCTAAATATGATTTTAATCAAGAATTAGAAAGCGTAAATTATAAACCATTAAAAATATTTGCAGAATGGTGCTTGAATCAATTACCAGATTATTTCTATGAAGTAGCAGCTAGCTCCACAGGAAAATATCATCCAGCTTATGCATTGGGTGAAGGTGGATTAGTAAGGCATACTATAGCAGCAGTAAGAATAGCAGAAGAGTTATTTAAATGTGAAACTATACAAGAATTTGAGTTTAGAGAAAAAAACATTATAAGAGTTGCTTTATTACTACACGATGGGGTTAAACATGGACTTGATGGAAGTCAGTATACAGTAACTACACATCCTATAGAAGTTGTTAAATATTTAGAAGATAGATACTTTGAAGTATCAGAGGAAACACTTCCAGATGAAGTTATAGAGGTAATGGAATGTGATTTATGGGAAGATATAGCGAGTTGTATTAAATCTCACATGGGGCAATGGAACACAGATTATAAAACAGGCGAAGAAATATTACCTAAGCCACAAACTGAAATGCAAAAGTTTACTCACTTGTGTGATTACTTAGCTAGTAGAAAGATGTTAGAAGTTAATTTTAATGTGGAGGGGTAGAAATTATGGGGGATTTATTAAAAGCTTTAAATTTAATAAAAGAAACTTGTGATAAGCAAGAAGGTTGTAAAAAGTGTCCTTTAAGTAGTGAAGATATTTGCTTGATAACAGAACATTGTCCAAGTGAATGGGATGTTCAAACTGAACCAATTGTAAAGCTTATGCTTTTTAAAGAGTAGGTGATTAAAATTTGCAATATTCACATTCAAGGGTAGAAAGTTTTAAATCTTGCCCTTATAAATATAAATTACGATATGTAGACAAGCTTAAAACTATTCCTAACCAGGATGCAAACAATGCTCTTATATGTGGGAATACAATTCATTTAGGAGCAGAGAAGGATTTAAAAGCAGCGTTAAAATTTTATAAGTCGAATTATTATGTGCTAACTGATTTACACATAAATGAAATTATAAAATTCAAGTATTTAATACCAAAACTTAAAGAGCTTTTACTAGATATTAATATATATTCTCAAGAGTATTTAATTAGTACTCATAGGTTTCGTGGAATAGTGGACTTAATAGTTAAAAATGATGATGGGACAGTTGATGTATTTGATTTCAAATATAGCAACGCTATAGAACATTATATGGAAAGTCCACAATTACACATTTATAAATATTTTTTAGAGCAGCAAGGATTTAAAGTTAGAAAGTTAGGATTTATCTTCATTCCTAAGATTCCTATAAGACAAAAGAAAACAGAAGATTTATATCAGTTTAGAAAAAGGTTACTTCAGGAGCTTAAAGCTTCAGAAATACAAATAGCAGAAGTACCTTACAATCCCAATAAGGTTGTAGAATTTATGGATAGCATTATAGATACTAAGGAAGTAAAAGAGTATAAGAAAAATCCAACACGCTTATGTGATTGGTGTGAATACCAAAAATATTGTTTTGAAGGAGTAGATTATATGATATTACCAAGTACTGAAAGAAGAGAAATAAGTGAGGTCAGTAAAAAAGTAATGTGGTGGTATGGAGCACCATTTAGTGGAAAAACTACTTTAGCGAATAAGTTTCCCAATCCATTAATGTTAAACACTGACGGAAATATAAAGTTCGTAGATGCTCCATTTTTACCAATTAAAGATAAAGTTGTAGTTGAAGGTAGAATGACAAAAAGAACTTTAGCATGGGAAATTTTTAAAGAAGTAATAGAAGAGTTAGAAAAGAAACAAAATGATTTTGAAACTATAATCGTAGATTTATTAGAAGATACTTATGAACATTGTAGATTGTATATGTATGATAAGTTGGGAATAGAACATGAAAGTGATAACAGCTTTAAGGCATGGGACATGGTGAGGACAGAGTTTCTAAGTACACTTAAAAGATTAATGAATTTGGATTATGAAAATATTATTTTAATATCTCATGAGGATATGAGTAAAGATGTAACTAAAAAAAGTGGTGATAAAGTTACGAGAATTGCTCCCAATATTCAAGAAAAGGCAGCTAATAAAATAGCGGGCATGATTGATATAGTGGCGAGAGTAATTGCAGAAGGTGATGAAAGATTTATGGATTTTAAACCAAGTGAAGTAATATTTGGTGGAGGAAGATTAACTGTTGAAAGCAATAGAATCCCTCTCGAATATAAAGCTTTAATGAAAGTATATGATGAAGTTAATGTTGGTAAAAAAGAACCTAAAAAAGAAAAAACTACTCCAGCTAAGGATAAAAAAGAAGAAAAATCAACTAGAAGAAGATCTAAAAAAGAAGAAACTAAAGTTGAGGATAAGAAAGAGGAAGAAGTTAAAGAAACTACTTCAGAAGAAGTAAACGAGCTTAAAGAAGAATCTACAAAGGAAATTAAAGAAGAGAAACCAGTAGAAGAAACTAAAGAAGAAAAGCCTAAGAGAAGACGTAGAAGAAAGGCAGATGAAGAGTAATGATATTGGAGTTTGAAAATTATAGGATGAAAACTGATAGTAGGCAATTTGTAGTCCAAAAGAGGAAAGTTGTTCAAGCTGGAAGATTCACAAAAGAAGAAAACATAGGTAAAGAATACTGGGAGGATGAAGCATATTGTACAACACTTAATTTTGCTTTAAAACTCCTTAGAAAAAAGGTTCTTTTAGATAATGATGACCTAAAGGTTATTATAAATAAATTAGACGAATTAGAAAGCAAAATAAATGAATTTACAAGTTTATTAAAGGAGGAAAATTAATAATGGCTAACATATGGGATAAATTTGATAAGAACATAGATGTTGAAGGTTTAAAGGCAGATGCTAAGGAAGCAGCAGAAAACGGTGGAGGAGATTTTAAAGAAGTTCCACACGGAGAATATGAAGCTGAAGTGAATAAGTTAGAGTTAAGAGAATCTAAAAAAGGAGATCCAATGCTAAGTATCTGGTTTAAGATATTAACTGGAGAATATAAAGGCAGTTTAATATTTTATAACCAAGTTTTAAGCAGTGGATTTGGATTACACAAGGCTAATGAAATGCTTAGAAGTTTAGACAGTGGTGTAGAAGTAGAGTTTGAAAGTTTTAGTAAATATAACGATATGCTTATGGATATGGCTGAAGCCATAGACGGTAAATTGGAATATCAACTTAGCTATACAGCTAATAAGAAAAATAATAAGTTTAGTGAGTATGAAATAAAAGATATATTTGAAGTTTAAAAGGGATGGGGAGTGTACAAGCTCCCCTTCTTAATAAAAGGATGGTGATATTTTGTATAAATGTCTAAGGTGTGGCAGTAATTTAACAAAATATGATAATAAGAAAAATAAGTCTATAAGAAGTTGCCAAAGTTGTAATAGTAAATATTTAATACAGAATGGTAAGCTATTAAAGGTTTCTAATATAGACTTTAGATTGTTAATTAAGTAGGTGATGACTGATGCTTTTTTATGACTTTGAAGTATTTAAGCATGATTGGCTGGTAGTTATAAAGGATACTGATACTAAGAAAACTCATATCATAGTAAATAATGTTGAAGAATTAAATAATTTTTATGAGCAAAATAAAAATAATATTTGGTGTGGTTATAATTCCAGAAGCTATGACCAATGGATTTTAAAAGCAATTATTGCTGGATTTAATCCTAAGGAACTTAACGGCCACATCATAGTGGACCATAAACCAGCTTGGAAGTTCTCCAGCACCTTATGGAAAATCCAATTATTTAATTATGATGTAATGACTAGTTTCCATGGTCTTAAACAGTTAGAAGGATTTATGGGGAATGACATAAGAGAAACAACAGTTAACTTTAATATAGATAGAAAACTTACAGTGGAAGAACTACAGGAAGTAATTTTCTACTGTAACCATGATGTAGAGCAAACCATGGAAGTATTTATAAATAGAATAGAAGAGTTTGAAGCCCACATGGGATTAATTAAGAATTTCAAGTTACCATTAAAATATATAAGTAAAACTAAAGCACAACTAAGTGCAATTATATTAGGAGCAAATAAACAGGATCATGAAGATGAATTTGAAATAAATATAGTTGGTACTATAAAAATTAATAGATATAGAGAGATTTTAAACTGGTATAAGAATCCTTTAAACCGAGATTATAAAAAATCTTTGGAAATAGAAGTTGCTGGAGTACCTCATATATTTGGTTGGGGTGGACTTCATGGAGCAAGAGATAAATATCAAGATGAAGGGATTTTTATAAATAGTGACGTTGGAAGTTTCTATCCTTCACTTATGATACAGTATGATTTTTTAAGTAGAAATGTAAGAGATAAGAGTAAATATAAAGAAATTTATGATTATCGTATGCAGCTTAAAAAAGAAGGTAAAAAGAAAGAACAACAGCCATATAAGATAGTTTTAAATAGTACCTATGGAGCTTCTAAAGATAAATATAATAATTTATTTGATCCTTTACAAGCAAATAATGTTTGTATAAACGGACAGTTAATGTTGCTGGATCTTATAGAAAAAGTAATTGAAGGAGTTCCAGGAGCCAAACTGATACAAAGTAATACAGACGGTGTTATGTGGAACTTGGAAAATAAATCAGATGTAGAGGTTTATAAAAAAATATGTGAAGAATGGTGTAAAAGAACATGTATGACATTGGACCATGACCATATTAAAAAAGTAGTGCAAAAGGATGTAAATAACTACCTCATAGTAATGGAAAATGGAAAAATAAAATCTAAAGGTGCTTATGTTAAATCACTAAATAAACTAGATTATGACCTTCCTATAGTAAATAAGGCCTTAATGGAATATTTTATATATGGAATTGTTCCAGAGGAAACTATTTTAAATTGTAATCAACTAAAAGAGTTCCAGAAGGTAGTTAAAATTTCATCTAAATATTTGTATGGTTATCATGGGGATAAAAAATTAGATGAAAGAGTTTTAAGAGTATTTGCTAGTAGGTCCCGTAGTGATGCTGGAGTATTTAAAGTTAAAACAGAAGGTGGAACTAAAGAGAAAATAGCAAGTACACCATTAAGATGTTTTATAGATAATTCAGACATAAGTGATAAGACAGTACCACGTAAATTAGACAAGCAATGGTATATAGATATGGCGTGGAAAAGAATAAAAGATTTTGTAGGTTAGGTCGTAATTTGAAATTATTGTGTACTAACTGAGATTAAAAAATAAATAGGAGTAATTCTAGATAAAAAGTGTGGCTACACCTCCTGACGAGGAGGAAGTATTAAATGTTAAAAGTAAGAACATTATTTAGTGGAATAGGTTCACCTGAAAGAGCTTTAAAAGATTTACAAATACCATATGAGTTAGTTGATTTTTGTGAAGTAGACAAATATGCAGTGAAAAGTTACTGTTCAGTTCATGGAGTTTCAGAGGAAAAGAATCTAGGTGATATTACAAAAGTTTGGGGAAGAAACCTTCCTTATGCAGATTTATTAGTTTGGGGGTTCCCATGCCCAGACATTAGTGTAGCAGGTAAACAGAAAGGAATAAAAGAAGGAGAAACTAGGAGTGGATTATATTACGAAGGATTTAGGATATTAAAAGAAACTAGACCTAAATATTCAATTATAGAAAATGTTAAAAACTTAGTAGGAAAGAGGTTTAAAGCTGATTTTGAAAGTATGCTTGAGGATATAGAAAGTTTAGGATATAACAACTATTGGAAAGTACTCAATGCTAAAGATTATGGGATACCTCAAAACAGAGAACGAGTGTTTATAGTGAGTATTAGAAAAGATATTGATACTGGGATCTTCAGTTTCCCTAAAGGATTTGACAATGGATTAAGACTTAAAGACTTTTTAGAGAATGAAGTTGATGAAAAGTATTATATAAGTGAAAAAGCCACTCAAGGGCTATTAAGGGCATTAAAAAGACCACATACACCTAAAATGCTTAATAAAGATTCGGAGTATTCACCAACATTAGATACAAGAGTTGGAGCGTTAACACATAGAAGTCCTTATATGTGCATTCCATGCATAACACCAGATAGGGCGGAAAAGCGTCAGAATGGCAGAAGATTTAAAGAAAATGGAGATCCTATGTTTACTCTAACAAGTCAAGATAGACATGGAATCTTACAAGTTGGAAACATAGTTGACACAGGTAATTGGGGTAATCCGCAAAGAGGTAGAATTTATTCTCCGGATGGAATAAGTCCAGCACTAAATACCGTTGGTGGCGGAGGATTAGAACCTAAGATATTGAAATACAAAAGAACTGAGTACAGAATTCGCAAATTAACTCCAAAAGAATGTTGGAGATTGATGGGTTTTACAGATGAAGATTTTCAAAAGGCTAAAGATGAAATTAGACCAATACTCAATGGCATTTGTATAAATAAAAATGAGTTTATAGCCTTAGATGGATATAGATTAGCACTAAGAAAAGGAAATTTTGAAACTAAAGAACCGGTTATTGTAGCAGCAGATTTAATAAAAGTAATTAACAAAGTTAAATATGAATGTAATGTTAAAATTTACTACAATGATAATTATGTTAAATTTAAGTTTGACGATTTGGAAATAGTTGGTTATAGACGACAAGGCAATTATATAAATTATAATTCTATAATTCCAGAGAATTATAACACTAAAGTTACATTAAAAATTAAACCTATACTTGATATTTTAAAAGATTATAAAAAGAATAAGTTTAAAGTTGTAGATTTAGATTTTCAAAATGACAAGTTAATTATTAAAGCTAATAACGATATTGCAACAGTAGAAGAAAGTATAACTATAGAGTTACAAGGTGAACCTTTAGAAATTTCATTTAATGCAGATTATTTAATAGATGCATTTAAGAATTATGACAATGCAACTTTAGAATTAACATATTGTGTAAATCCAATGGTAATAAGAGAAAATAATAAATTAGATTTAGTGCTACCAGTTAGAAAGAAATAGGGAGCTTAAAAGGCAGGTGAGAAACAGTGTTTAAAGGATACATTCCCACAGGTGGTAAAGATGGTAAAAGACCAACAGAAGAATATAAAGATAGAACAGATTTTTACAGTTTAGAGGATATAGAATCTTTAAATTCTTATGGTGGAGTGTTAAAAGATAACATAATACAAATTGATATAGATGATAAAGAACAATCAGATATTCTTTATAAAATAATAAAAGAATTAAACATAAATACTACAGTTTTACAAACTACCCGAGGAAAACATTTTTATTTTCTTAATCCAGGAATAGAAAGAAGAAAGCAAGGATATTATACTGCGCTAGGAATAAAAATAGATGTTGGACTTGGAATACAAAATGCAGTAGTGCCTTTAAAAGTAAAAGGTAGAAAAAGAAAATTTTTAAAAACAGTAGATGATATAGACACATTGCCAGCATGGTTAATACCTCTTACCAAAAGGGAAATTAATTTTAGTACTATGGCTGAAGGTGATGGTAGAAATAGTAGTTTATATGGATATATATTAACTCTACAACAAAAAGGTTTAACAAAAGAAGATATTAGGGAAACTATAAAAATTATAAATAAAGACATACTTAAAGATCCACTAGATGAAAAAGAAATAGAAGTTATTTTACGTGATGAAGCATTTTTAAAAGAATCATTTTATATAAAAAGTAAATTGCAATATGAGAAATTAGCATTATATTTAAGAGATAACGAGAAAATTATAAAAATAAATGATGAACTTCATATCTATAAGAATAATTATTATTCAAGTGATACAAAAGAGATTGAAAAAACAATGCTTAAATATATAAATAATTCCACTAATAGTACTAGAACAGAGGTATTAAGATATTTAGATTTGTTATGTAAGAATAGTAAAATGGCTAATCCAAAATACATTACACTAGATAATGGGATCTTTGATTTAGAATCTAAAAAATTACTGGAGTTTAATAGTCCCTATATTATAAAAAATAGAATTCCATGGTCTTATAATCCAAATGCTTACTCACAAACTATGGACAAGACTTTAGACAAAATATGTTGTAAAGATAAGCAACTCAGATTGTTAATAGAGGAAATGATAGGTTATACATTATTCAGACGTAATGAATTGGGAAAAGCTTTCATATTAACTGGCCAAGGGGCTAATGGAAAGTCAACACTATTGGAGGTACTAAATGAATTACTTGGAGAGGAAAATATAGCTTCAGTATCTTTAGAAGAACTCAATCACCGTTTTAAAACATTTCAGTTGGAAGGTAAGTTGGCTAATATAGGTGATGATATAAGTAATAAGTACATTGAAGATAATAGCACCTTTAAAAAATTAGTTACTGGGGAAAAAGTAAATGTAGAGAGAAAAGGAAGAGATCCATTTGACTTTAAAAATTATAGTAAATTAATTTTTTCAGCTAATGAACTTCCAAGAATAAATGACCTTAGTGGTGGACTTAAAAGAAGATTAATTTTTATTCCTTTCAATGCAACTTTCAGCAAAAAGGATAAAGACTACGACCCATTTATACTAGATAAGCTCACAAGTCATGAAGCCATGGAATACTTACTTAAATTAGCACTCCAAGGATTAAATAGAGTATTAATTAATCATAGCTTTACTCATGCTGAAGTATGTAATCAAGTTTGGGAAGAATACGAAGCGATAAACAATCCAGTGGTTGGATTCCTAGAAGATAATGATATAGAGAATGAACCGGTAAAAGAGATTTATTTAAGATATTCAGCTTGGTGTAGTGAGAATGGTTTAAAATCTGTGTCCAAACCTGTATTTGGAAGAGAGGTAAAAAAACAAGGATATAATTCAGATAGTGTAATAAGAGTTAATGGAAAACAAAAACGTATTTATAAGAAGTTATAATGTGAAATAATTGTAAAGGAGTATATTATATGGAAATGAGATTATTTAAAAAAGATAATGAAGCGTGGACTAGATTCAAAATTCCCACTAAAGAATTGAATTCTATTTCTGCAGTAGCAATTAAAATGTTTGCTAAAGAGCCTACTAAAGTTAGTTCAAGATTTACTTATTATGAGATTAAGGTGGATTACCTAAATGGTAAATTTTAATTAATTTATTGTTACAGATAAATGACCTATCTGTAACACCACTCCAATACAGTAATAGCAACAGTTACGGTAATATCTTATAATACACTTTGTTACAATAAAGTGTTTTTATCTGTAACAGGTTTAACACTAGTGATATCAAGGCTTTAGGTCTAGTGTGTTACAGAGTTACAGATAAAACAATTTTCTTTATATAATAAATTACTTTTAATATAACTTATTATATATAATAAAGAAATTATTATATATATGTAACGCTTTTTCTGTAACAAAATTACTTCAAAGCTACTAATATAGCCAAAGTAGTTGTTACAGATACCCCTTAAAAACGTTACAGAGATTACTAAAAAAGAGGTGATTAGCATAGATAATTATAAAAAAACTGAACATATGTTATATAATTATAAAAACATGAAAGCAGAAATTAAGAACATATTAATTGAAATAGAAGATATAGAAAACTCATACCGAGGTATAGGAGCTATGCAATATTCAGATATGCCAAAAGCTCACAATACTAACAGTGCAATTGAGCAAGAAGTAGAACAGAAAGAAAAGAAAATTGAACATTTAAATAGATTAATAACTAAAAAAGAAAATATTATAAAACGTATTGATAATGCTTTAGAAGCTTTAACTGAGAGAGAACGTAAATTAATAGAACTTAGATACTTTAATAAAATACCTAATAATAGAGTTGCTGAAAAATTAGACTTAGCAGAGCAAACAACATCTATTATGAATAAAAAGATAATAGATAAATTGTCTACATTAATGTTCTTTTAATAAAATATTAATTTGTGATTAAGTCATAATTAATTTAATATGTTATAATGTTATTATACGGAGTACCCAGAGAAAGGGTACTCTTTTTTAATATGTGTAGTTGCCAAGGAGGTGAGTGTATGGCTTATGATGTACTAACAGTAAAGCAAAGTGATATGGTTACAATGCTTATAGAAGGCGAGAATATAACGGATATAGCTAAGAAGTTAAATGTAACAAGGAATACGATATATGCGTGGATGAATAAGGATAATGTTAAGGCTGAGCTGGACAGACGTAAGCGAGAGCTTGCAACCCAAGGTAACCAGATGATACTTAAGGATCTAACCACCTATATAGATAACATTAAGACCTTGGCTAATGATAGCAGTGATAAGCGTGTGAGCCTAGCAGCTAACCAGTATCTACTTAATAGAATATATGGTAATCCTACTAGTGTAGTGGAGGATAATACTGAGAATAACAATGATAATATAGATACTAATGCATTGGAACAAGAGTTAAATAAGTATAGTAACATACGTAGAGTTAAGTAATATCAACGCTTGTAGCTGTTTCAAATATATTCGCAAAAATTTCATTTAGCGAAGTTGTGATATAAGGGGGTGGTTCTAAAATATGGATGTGTGAAAGGCTCGTTAGCCAGTTCTACATTTTTTATAAAATTTTTAAAAACCAGAAGGAGGTGAAAATCCTCCTACTTAAATGTGTATATGTACTGAATAGCACCTTAACGGGTGCTTTTTTACATACTTAGCAAAGGCTAAGAAATAATATTCGCAGGAGTGGTGATTATGTGTGAGATATAAATTCAATACTAGATGGAAAGGTAAAGATTTAAAATGTGCCTGTTTATTTGGTAATCCTGCCTGTGATAGATATAAAAAATGTGAAGTATTAGAATTAAAATTAAATCCTTATGAAGATATAGATAAATGTATGGACCATAGGTCTTATAAAAGAATTAGAGGAAAAATTCAACAATTATAGAGGAAAACCTCCTAAAATGTAGAAATAAGATATTTTGGGAGGTGCTATATTAATGGATAAGATTGAAATGATTAAATTAGCGTTATCTAGTAGTATAGTTGGTGGATTAATAGTTGCATTTGCAAATTTTATTTTTAGTAAAAAATTAAAAATAAGAGAATCTAAGTTAAAACAACTTGATAAAATTTTAGATAAGCAATTTAATGCCTATGAAAATATATTAAATTATTTTGAATCATTTAAATCAAAGATTGAAGTTGATCCCAAAGAAGTTGATAATTTTAAAGAATTTTATAAGGGAGAAGTTTTGACATATCCTTATTTTTTTCATGATAAAGAAATATATTTAGACGTTACATTTAAATATAGAAAGCTTAGAAATGAAAACGAAAAATGGTTAGATTCTAAATTAAAATTAAAATTATTTGAATTTGAAACGTATATTTTTAATTTAGATAAATTTATTAAAGGAATTAACGACGACAATTACTGGAGGGCTGGAGTTGTTGTAGAGAATGATATTTCATATTATAGTGATGAAATAATTCAATTATGTTATGAATTTTATAATAAAAATATTTTTAGCACAAAAATAAAATTTAAAAATAAAGAAATATATTATAATAATGATGAAATTAATAAAAGGTTGAGAAGTATGTGTTTTTATAAATATAAAGATATGATTAAAAGATTTTAATCCAATGAAAGTAGGTGAGTACATGACAGAAGAACAACAAAATAGATATTTATTATTTAAATATCTTACAGAACAGTTTACTATTGCTGGGGCTGATGATCCAGAGGAAAAAGCTAAAGAAATGATATTAAATAATTCTAGTAATTTATTTGGCTATCATGGTTTAGCTTGGCAGTTAGGAAAATTGAATATGGAGTTCTTTTGTATGTACTTTCTACAAAATACTTTTTTACCTAAAGAAAATAATGCAGCGGCTCCTATAGCTAAAGTCCATAAAGAAATATGGAGTGATATAGAAAACGCTATTATTGGTGAAGGTGCTGACCAGATAGGAAGAATATTACCACGTGGTACTGGTAAATCTGTATTTGGTACTTTTGCCGGTACTATATGGGCACATTGCTATAAGCATAAAAAATATACTTTAATATGTTCAGATATAGGATCTACTGCGGAAAAATTCATAAGTGATATTAAAAATACATTATTAGAAAATGAATATATTAAAAAAGCTTTTGGAATTATTTTAAATGATAAGGATAAAAGATATAAATGTAACAGTACTCAACTGGAATTAACGAATAAAACATTTATTGAAGCTATTTCAAGTGCCAGTCCCATGCGTGGTAGAAAGTATGATAATTGTAGGCCAGATTTAATTATCCTTGATGACTACCAAAGTGAGGATGACGTAAGAACAGAACAGGCACGTGAGAATAAGTGGAAGCGGTATTCAGATGATGTTAAATATGCTAGTCAAAAGGCAGTTATAAGAAATGGTAAAATAATTAAAAAAGGAACAACTTTTATTGCATTAGGAACACTCCAACATAAGGAGTGTTTTTATTCTAGGTTATTAAAAATGCCTACATGGAAATTTAAGAAAGAAAAAGGTGTATTACTAGAAGATATAGACTTGTGCTTTACCACTGGATTGTGGGGTGAGTTCAAGTCTATTTTATTTAACTTTAAAAATGACAATAGACTTGAAGATGCAAAAGAATTTTATTGGCAGCACCAGGAGAAAATGAGGTTTTCATTACTATGGGCTGAATTTTGGGATTGCTTAGATATAGCCCTTAGTTATTATGAAAATCCTTCAAGCTTTAAGCAGGAAGTCCAGGGTGATGTTGATAGCATTGGGCAAAAGTGGTTTAAAGGTGTAAGAACTGAAACGAGAAAAGAAATAGAAACTCATAATTTTATTAAAAATATGCTTTTAATAGACCCCGCTAGTGGTGGGGGTAAGAAAAACGACTATAGTGCTTTTTTAGTAGGTTCTATGGGAGATAATAATCTAAAATATGCTCGTAAAGCTGAATTAACTAAAATAAATGCTAGAATTGAATTTGACAAGTATATTGACCATGCAATTAAACTATTAAAGGACTATCAAGATATAACACATCTTTATATAGAAAAAAATACTTTCAATGGTGCCGATGCAAATGCCATTGAAAATAAAATAAATGATGATCCAATGCTAAGAAATAGAAGCATTACTATAATTAACGAACATCAAAAGAAAAATAAAGATGATAAAATTTCTACTTTAATACCATACATTAATAAAGGCCAGATTATTTTTGCTGAGGAAGATAGTGAATTTACGGACCAGGTATTGGATTTTAGAGGGCAGAAGTACAGCGTTCACGATGATGCTCCAGATATAACGGCTGAGTTTAGTCTAAGAATAGAAAATATTGAAGTAGTTGAAAATGTAGTATTATTGGATAGGAGAAAATTTGGTTTGTAGGAGGTGATTAAAATTATAGATATAGATATAGATTTACTTAAAAAAGCTTATGAAGAATATAAAAATAATAAAATTACTTATGCAAAAATGTATGCCTATTATAAAGGTAATACTGATGCAATGGCTAATTATAAAATGGTTACTGAAAGGTCAAATAATAAAACTCCAGTTAACTATATTAAGAAATTTATAAAAGAAGAAGTTAGCTACAGTGTTGGGAATGATGTAAATTATATTTCTAAGAGTGGAAATGAAAATATAGTAAATGATATAGATTACTATATTGACCATTGGAGTGAAGGACACGATAGTAATTTAGCTAAAAATATGCTTATATATTCACTTTCATATGAATTATATTATGTAGATAGAGAAGGTCAATTTTCTAGTAAAGTAATACCTCCAACACAAGGATATGCTACCATAGATGATTTTGGTAACATATCTTTTTTTATGCACTCTTATAAGCTTAAATTTGATGATACAACTTACATTGATGTGTACACAGATAAAGAAATATTACATTTTAATGATGAGTTTGAGAAAATTAATAAACCTACAAAACATATTTTTGGTGCTGTGCCAGTGGCATTATGTCAATTAAGCGAAGAAGGTAAAGATGATACCTTATTTAAAGACTTGAAGGGGCTACAAGATGCTTATGAAACTAATTTATCTGACATAAGTAATGAAATAAGTGATTTTAGAAACGCTTATATGGTTCTTACTGGTGTACAGATAGATGAAAAGGACATTCCAAAAATGAAGGAACTTGGAGTTATACAAATAAAAACTAAAGATGGAAAAGCCGCATGGTTAATAAAAAATATCAACGATACATTTATCCAAAATACTTTAAATACGTTAGAAGATAAAATGTATCAACTTTCTAGCCATATAAATCATAATGAAAAAATGCAAAGTAATTTAAGTTCTTTAGCTTTAAGAGCTAGATTAATAGCTTTAGAAGAAAAATGTAAGCTTAATCAAAAATCTATTGCAGATTGTATTAAAACTAGGCTTAAATTTTTATTTATATATTTAAAAGTTATTAAAAATATTGAATATGACTTTAGAGATATAAAAATTAAGTTTACACCTAATATTCCGCAGGATGATTTAATGACAGCACAAGTAATATCACAATTAGGTGATAAATTAAGTACCAAAACAGGTTTAAGTTTATTAAGTTTCATTGAAAATCCTAAGAATGAGTTACAGAAGCTTAAAGATGAAAATCCAATAGACTTAGATAATATGGACTTTGGAGCTGATGAATAATGACCAGAGAAGAAGAATTTAGCCAAGGGTTATATGATGAAGCTAATGAGCAGCTAAAAGAAGTTTATAAAGAGCAGAAACAGAATAAAGATGAATTATTAAGAGAGATAGCATTAATTATGTTTACTTATACTATTATAGATGGTTTAATGAGCCTTAAGAGCAAAAATAAACGCAATGAATATAAAAGCTTATCCAAGTTAATTACTACCGCCACCCAGGGCCAAAAAGCTACTCAAACACGTGTTATAAATAACATTTTAGGTAATACAGTTAAAAATACTTTTGATTTTTACTCTTATAATGCTAATTTAAAAGATGTAAAGAAAATAATAGAAAATAATTTTAAAGGTAAACATTTTTCAACTAGAGTTTGGGATAATGAACAAAAAGTCGCAAAGCATTTGCATAAACAAGTTAAAAATTTTCTCGATGGTAAGATAAATGTTAACCAAATAAAAAAAGACATTGAAAAAACTTATAATAACAATGCTTATGAAGCTAGACGGTTAGTTGAAACAGAGGTTAATAGATGCTGTAGTAATGCTTTTGATAGATTCTGTAAAGAAACAGGAGTTAAAAAGGTAAGGTATAATGCCACTTTAGATAAGCGACTATGTAGTGATTGTGCCCAATATCACGATAAAGTTTTTGATTTTGATAAAAAAATAGAAACCCCAAGACATCCTTTATGTAGATGTTTCTATATTGTTGAGGAGTAAGAGAAAATATTAAGAATAAAAGGAAATACTGTTACAGAAAAATTTAATAGTAGCTATAATGGTAATTTTGTTAATAAAAAATTAAGATATATCTCCTAAATTGTTAAGTAATTGTTAATAAATGGATTAGACATAAGATTATACAAAAATTTACATTTATTAGTGGTAAAATAATCATGTAGTATAATCTAATTAAGGAGCGATTTTTATGAAATTTAAAATGAAACCAGTAGCTATATTATTTATGGCACTACTACTATCTATTTCTGTACCATTGACTGCTTTTGCTAGTACTTCTACAAAAAATTCACTTGTAAATGTTGTTGTTTCTGATAGTGATGCAAAAACTATAATTGCTCAAGTACCAAAAGAACATGTTGCTGAATATAAAGAAAAATTAAAGAATCCTGATTTTAAACAAGAGCAAATTAACATGATGAATGGCAGTACACGTACTCTTCCAGAAGGAAAAATTATTACACAAAAATATTTAGACAGATCTGATGTAAAAAGAGCATATGAGGCTGTTCAACCTGGTGCATTTGAATCTATTATTATTGATCTTGGGGCAGGAGCTGCTCTTGGACAGATAATGAAAGCTTTAAATGCCTCTAACGCGTGGACTCTTACAGCTACAGTAGTCGCTTGGGCAGTTGAGTATATAAGAATTAAGCCGCAGGATTGGTGGACACAATCATATATAATGCTTTTAGAAAATCGTATTAGTTGTGTAAGAATGTCACATATTGAAAACCTAAAGCCAACGTATCCTGCAGCTTGGTTAATTTTAGAAAGGTTATAGATTTATTAAACATATGTAATCTAACTAATTTATAAGGAAAATTAAAGAAAAAGATTATATCTTATATAAAGAAGATATAATCTTTTTTATCTATAAAAAGCTTATATTAACAAAGAAGAAAATATATGAATGGAAAAAGTAATATGAATAAATAAGGATTTAAATAATCTAATTAAAGTCTTAGGGAACTAAGGCTTTTTATTATGCCATAAAATTTAAATTGTGTCTTTAGTCTTAGGGTTAAAGGGACAAATAGGAGGAAAGTAAAATGTTAAAAAGTGAATTATTAAAATTAATAGAAAGTATAGAGGATAATGGAGAAGTTGATGAAATATTAAAGAGTACAGATTTTGCAAAGTCTATTTTAAGCTTAGATAATTTTAAAAATTTAGTTGCAACTGATAAGGATTTTAAGTCTTTTATGGATAGTGAAAAGGACAAATATAATTCTAAGGCACTGGACACATGGAAAGATAACAATTTACAGAGTTTAATTGATGAAAAAATAAAAGAATTATATCCAGAGGACGACCCAAAGGATTTAGAACTAAAAAAATTACAACAAGAAATGGAGAATATGAAAAAAGAAACTTTTAAAAAAGAATTAACTAATAAAGCTCTTAAAATAGCTACTGAAAAAGGTTTACCAACTGATTTGGTAGATTATTTTATTGGGCAAGATGAAGAAGCTACAAATAAAAATTTAGAAACTTTAGAGAAAGTATTTACTGATAAGTTAGAAACTACAGTAAAAGAAAGATTAAAAGACAATAGTTATACTCCACCAAGTGGTAGTGCTGGAGTTAACAACCCTTGGAGTAAAGAACATTTCAATTTAACAAAACAAGCTCAAATATTAAAAGAAAATCCAGAACTCGCTGCACAATTAAAGGCGGCAGTAAAATAATTAAATTTTAGGAGGAATGTAAAATGTCAACAAAAATAAGCGATATTATAGTACCAGAGGTATTTAATCCTTATGTAGTACAAGAAACAAATAGATTGGATGCGTTTGTTCAATCTGGAATCATAGCGAGTGATCCAGAATTGGACGTTTTAGCAACTAGCGGAGGTATAATTGTTAATATGCCTTACTGGAACGATTTGGAGGGAGATTCAGAGGAACTTTCCGATAAGGGTTCATTAACTGTGAATAAAATTACAGCTGGACAAGACAGAGCAAGACTACACATGAGAGGAAAGGCATGGGGAGTTAACGACTTAGCAAAAGCTTTAAGTGGTGATGACCCAATGGCAGTTATAGGTCAAAAAGTTGCTAAATTCTGGGTAGGAGAAAGAAGCAAAATATTGTTTAAATCTTTAGCTGGAATCGAAACAACTGCTTCAAATAATGTACATGACATATCTGCTTTAACTGGTGCTGAAGCTATAATTAGCGTTGGTACTGCACTTGATGCAAAACAAAAGTTAGGAGATAATGCTGCTAAATTAACTGGCATAGCAATGCACTCAGCAGTGTATACGAAATTACAAAAGAATAATGAAATTGAATTTGTACCAGATTCTGAAACAAAAGTTCAAATCCCATATTACTTAGGTTATAGAGTTATTGTTGATGACCAATGTCCAAACAGCTCAGGAGTTTATACAACTTATTTATTTGGACAAGGTGCTTTTGGCTTAGGGAATGGTGCAGCACCAGTACCAACTGAAACTGATAGAGATAGTTTGGCCGGAGAAGATGTATTGATTAATAGACAACACTTTTTATTACATCCAAGAGGAATTAAGTGGACTGAAACTACTGTAACTGGAAAAACACCAACTTTTGCAGAAATTGCTACCGCTGATAATTGGAATAAAGTATATGATACAAAGAATATTAGAATAGTGATATTTAAACATAAAATAGCATAGTAAAAGGAAGTCTAAACTTCCTTTTATTTGTGTTTATGGGGGTGTATAAATGGGTTTAGCTACCTTTAATAGAATGAGAAGACAATTAGAAAAAGAGAAAAATAAAATTAGTTTGGAAGATATGACAATTAAAGAATTAAAAGAAGAATGTAAAAGGTTAGAACTAGAAGACTATAAAAATTTAAAGAAAGAAGAATTAATTGAATTACTTAGGGGTGTTTTAAATGACTACTGAGCAAAGAAAAGCTGTTTTAGTTATTAGGAACTATTTAAACAAAGATTTAGAAGACAATTATATATTAGAAAATTATGATTTAGCAGTAGAGCAGTTAATTAATAATGCTGCTAAATTAGAAAATATAAAAACTCCTGGAGTTAAATCTATGAGTGAAGGAAATCAATCTATATCATTTGAAAGCGGTGCTAGTGCATGGAGCATAACAGAAGATGTTAAAGCCTTATTACCTACGCCCTATGCAAGGATGTGGTAATATGGGAGCTTTATTTAAGAATTCAGATATAACTATTTATAACAAATATTATGATTCTATAAATGATATAGATAAATATCAAAGGACAGTTATAAAAGGTGTTAATTGGCAAGGTAAAAGGAATGGTACTGTTTCAGACAAAGGTTTATTGATTGCAGATAGCACACTTATATTTATAGATAAGTTAGATAATTATGTTAGTCCTAAGAAATTTTTAAAATTATCTAATGAAGAAAGATCTAATTATTTTACTTTTACTCCAGGAGATAAAATTGTAAAAAGTGAGGTCGACTTTGAAATAACAGGAATAAAGCCTTATAGAATAGCTGATTTAGAAGGTGAATTTGACGATGTTATAGATATTAAATCTATAAATATATTAACTGACCATATTGAAGTGGAGGGCGTATAATGGCCACTACAGTAAGAATCCAAATAGATAAGACAGAAAAAATTTTACTAAAAAGATATTTAAATAAAAATGGTCAAGCGCAGGTTAAGTTTACTAAAGAAGTCGCTAAAGAATGTAATAACTATGTGCCATTTCTTACTGGTAGGTTAAAGGATATGAGTGTTGAATTAAAAACAGATAAGATAATTTATAGTGCCCCTTATGCTGCTAAACAATATTACACCAATAAAGGTGGAAATAGAGGAGCTTTAAGAGGTAAGTATTGGGATAAAAGAATGTTTGCAGATAAAGGCGATAAGATAGTACAAACTATAGCTGACTTTGTAGGAGGTAAGGCTAAATGATAATAAATAGTTTAAGAAATTATATAAGAAAATGTCCACACCTAGATACCTTTAATAATGCTATAAGAGTCAATGTAAATTATTTAGCTCCAGACACTGATACTTATTCCATAGAAGAAATCCCAATAGAGCCTATAGTAAAAAAATACGTAAATGGAGATAGTGTAAGGCAATATGCTTTTATTTTTACGTCTAGAGAGCCATATGGAGCAGACGTATTAACTAACATAGATAACAGTGGATTTTATGAAAAGTTCGCTGAATGGATAGAAAAAAATAACAATAATGATATATTGCCAGTGCTAGAAAATAACTTAGAGCCTTTAGAAATTAAAGTTACTAGCACTGGCTATGCTTTTGCCGTAACAGAGGATACGGCACAGTTTCAAATACAATTAAAGTTAAAGTATTTTAAGAAAGGAATGATATAAATGGCAGTTAGAAAAAGAAAAATACAAGCGAATTATTTGGAAGTAGCAAGTGTATTTGAGTTACTAGGTACAGGCTTTACAGAACTTAACGAAAGCCCTAGCGCTCAAACAACTTCTAAAAGATATATAAATCAATCTAGTGCTAGCCAGAGTATTACTGGTTACGAATGGACAAGTGATTATACTGCTGACCAAATTAATAGTGAAAAGGCTATAGAATATATAAGAGAAATAGGAGAAATGCAAAAAACGGGGCCAGATACTGAAGCAGATTATTTAATAGTAGATTTGGATAAACCTGCGTCAACAGAAGGAAGTTATAGAGCTAGAAAAATAAAAGTTGCTATATCTGTAGATAGTTTTGAAAATAATGACGGAGATTTAGGAGTAACCGGTTCTTTCTTAGGAATTTCTGACCCTGTAGAGGGTACGTTTGATACAACTACCAAAAAATTTACTGAAGGTTTTACACCTAAAACAGCACAGGAGGGATAATATATGAAATTATCAAAATTTAAATTTGATACTAATTTAGGTTTAGTAGAAATTGATGGAAAAAGAATCGATTTTGTAACTGATGTAAATATAACTAGCAAGAGTGGGCAGTCTTTTTCAACAGTAACACTTATATTTGAAGCGGATGCAGAGGTTGAAGGTGACATACTCATACTTCCTCATTTAATAGGTAGAAAACGAACAATAGAAAAATTTGAAGATAAGTAGTCACCTAACAACTTAATTAAAGATTTATGCTTTTTATTGGTTGGGATTTATACTTATAATTTATATTTATATAACCAATATTTTCAAGACTATCAATAGATTTTATTACATCTTCTGATGATAGTCCACTGATCTGTATTTCGGGAAGATTAATTTCTTTATCACTTGTGGCAAAATGATTTTTCAAGTATTCCCAAACCAATGAAGTATTTTTATCTAACAAAATATCACCCCTTTCAATAATATTTTAACATTTATCGGGGAGAAACAACACAGGAGGTATAATATGAAAATTAATGGAGCGGAATTAAAAGATTTAGATATTTTAGACCTTGAAGTTGCTGAAAAATATGAAAAAGCAATTAAGGGTATTGACGGAATAGCTGAAAAAGTACAAGGCATGACAATAGCTGATAGTGTTAGAACACAATGTAATGCTATATTTAAGATTTTTAACGATCTGTTTGGTGAAGGTACAGATAAAAAAATATTCGGGAATAAAGTCAATTTATTAACTTGTTTACAAGCTTTTGATGAGCTTATAACTCAAACAAATGCATCTCGTGCAGAAGTTGAAAAAATAGCTAACAAATATTCTCCTAATAGGGCAGCTAGAAGAAAGAAAAAATAATGAATGTGCTAATAGATTTGGTACCAACTACAATTGAAATAGAGGGTGAGGAGTATGAGATTAACTCTAACTTTAGAGTGTCCATACTCTTTGAACTTTTAATGCAAGATAACTCTATTAGTGAAGAAAATAAGATTATACAAGCATTACAACTTTATTATCCTGTTATACCACCTAATATTAATTTAGCTGTAGATAAAATGCTATGGTTCTATAGATGTGGAAAAGATATACTACCATCTAAAGGTACTGGAAAGGGTAAAAGCACACAAATTTATTCTTTTAATTTTGATGATGATTATATTTATAGTGCTTTTTTAGACCAGTACAGAATAGACTTACAAGACATAGAATATCTACATTGGTGGAAGTTTAAAGCTATGTTTAAGGCTCTTAAGGAAGATAATGAGATAGTTAAAATAATGGGATATAGAAGTATGGATTTATCTAAAATAAAAGATAAAGAAGAAAAAAAATATTATAGAAAAATGCAAGAGTTATATAAGATTCCAATTGCTAAAGATGAAAAAGATAAGTTAGAAGAAATAAATAATATCTTGCTAAATGGTGGAGATGTTAGCAAAGTATTGTAAAATGTTCTTCCTGTAATGTATAATCATGTTAATGGGAGGGATCACAATGGGAATCTTTAGTAGGAAGAATAAAAATGGTGATAGAAGTGTTAATTTATCTTTCGTAGATGGAATAGAAGGATATGGAAAGGGATTAGCTGTTGAGCTTAGCATAAATACAGAAAAAGAATGTTTAACTATAAAATCCAGAGTGGTTAAAAAGCCAGAAGTTAATTTGAAGTTTGAACAAATAACAGGTATAAATGTTATTAGTGAAAAAGATATAATAGAGAAAAGTAAAAGTACAGTCGGAAGAGCGGCAGTTGGTGGAGTTTTATTAGGCCCCTTAGGTGCTATTGTAGGTGGTATGAGTGGCATAGGTAACAAACAAAAAAGTAAAACTCATTATTATATGGTTATAAACTATATGTCTAAAGATAGAGAAGTAAAAGTTTTATCTTTTGAAATAGTTGGGGCAAGTTTACACTGGTCATCATTTGTGGAAGAATTAAGAAGTAAAATAAATGCTGAAACCTTAGAGAATGAGGAAGTATATTTATAACACTTGGGAATCCAGGTGTTATTTTTTTATGATTGAAAGAGGTGATTAATATTGAAGAAATAAGATGTCCTAATTGTAATCAGTTATTATTAAAAGCTGATTATGCTAAAGGAGAAATAAAATGTACAAGATGTAAGAAAATAATTAAATTAGAAATTGAGCAAAGAACAGAGCCAAACCACACCATAGAGTAGTGAGTGAGCCTGTCTTTTTTATTTTATTTAAAAAGGCAGGTGAAAATTATATGGCAGATGGTAGCATTGTTATAGATACTAAAATTGATAGTAGTGGTGCTGAAAAAGGAATAGGAAAATTAAATAGTATAGCTAAAGCTGGTGCGAAAGGTTTTGGCATTGCAGTAGCTGGAGTTGCTACTGCTGTAGGTGGGTTATCTATTGCAGCGATTAAAGTTGGAATGGGTTTTGAAGAAGGTATGTCTAAAGTACAAGCTATTTCTGGTGCTACAGGAGAAGAAATAAAACTTCTTACAGATAAAGCAAAAGAAATGGGTGCTAAGACTAAATTTAGTGCTGGAGAAAGTGCACAGGCATTTCAATATATGGCTATGGCTGGATGGAAAACTGGCGATATGTTAAATGGTATTGATGGGATCATGAATCTAGCCGCAGCGTCCGGGGAAGATCTGGCACTAGTTTCTGATATTGTTACGGATGCACTTACTGCCTTTGGAATGTCTGCTAAAGATAGTGCTCAATTCGCAGATTTATTAGCTAGTGCTGCAAGTAATTCAAATACCAACGTTTCAATGTTAGGTGAATCTTTTAAATATGTTGCTCCAGTTGCAGGTGCTTTAGGACATAGTGCTAAAGATACAGCCTTTGCTCTTGGTTTAATGGCTAACGCTGGAATAAAAGGTAGTCAAAGTGGTACTGCATTAAGAGCATCTTTAACTAATTTAGCACATCCTAGTAAGCAAATGGCTGAGGAAATGGATAGATTGGGAATATCTCTAGTTGATTCTAATGGTAAGGTTAAAGAAGGTAAAGCTCTTTACGATGAGTTAAGGCAAAAATTTAGTGGACTTACAGATGCTCAAAAAACTCAATCAGCAGCAACTATTTTTGGTAAAGAAGCTATGAGTGGTATGTTATCTATCATTAATGCTTCAGAGGGAGATTACAATAACCTTTATAATAGTTTAACTAATTCTGCAGGTGCAGCTGAAAACATGGCTAAAACTATGCAGAATAATTTAGCTGGTTCAATTGAACAGTTAGGTGGAGGACTAGAGACATTAGGATTGACTGCTTATGATAAATTTAAGGAGCCTATGAAGGATGCTATTGATACAGCAACAGAAGCGGTAGACTCCTTAGTTGATAGCTTGAGTAATGGTCAGTTAGGTGAAAGTGTAGATAAAATAGCAGTGAGTTTTGGAAAATTAATAGAAAAGTTATCTGAAAGTGTTACAAATTGGTTACCTAAAATAATTGATGCTTTAGCGTGGATTATGGATAATGCTAGTTTTATAGCTTCAGGAATAGCAGGAATAGGAACAGCATTAATGGTCTTAAATGTTGCTAATATGATAATGGGCTTAGTTGAAGCTTTTAAAGCTTTTAAAGCAGCTAATGAAGGAGCAACTGTAGCACAATGGTTGCTAAATGCTGCAATGGCAGCTAATCCTATAGGATTAGTAGTATCCATTATAGCTGGATTGATAGCTGGAATAATAGTTCTTTGGAACACGAACGAAGATTTTAGAAATGCTGTAATAGATGCATGGAACGCTATTTTAGGAGCAGCTCAAACAGTATGGGGCGGAATAGTTAATTTCTTTACTGTGGATATACCTGCCGCATGGCAATCACTATTAGATTTTTTTAATGGTGTACCTGGTTGGTTTGCTGATCTATGGACTACAATACAACAAGCTTTTGTAGATGGTTGGAATGCTATAGTAAATTTCTTTACACAGACTATTCCACAATGGATAGATAGTGTAGGAGAATGGTTTAATGAATTACCTCACCTAATTGGTTATGCCTTAGGATATGCTTTAGGAACTATAGTTAAGTGGGGAGTAGATACATGGAATTATCTTGTTACCAATGTACCTATTTGGATAAATAATGTTGTTAACTTTTTTGCTACATTACCAGGTAGGATTTGGACTTGGCTAGTTAATACAATTAATAGAATAGTAAATTGGGGACAACAAACTTATACCAATATGGTTAATGCTGCTACAAGAGCTATAAATGCGACTATTCAATGGTTTGGTCAGTTACCAGGCAGAATATGGACTTGGTTAGTTAATACAATATCTAGGGTAGCAGAATTTGCAGTTAATCTAGCTTCAAGAGCACGGGAGGCTGGAGCTAATATGGTAACAAATCTAGTTGAAGCAGTTAGAAATTTACCTTCCAGATTTGCGGAGATAGGACGAAATATTGTTCAAGGTGTATGGAACGGTATTACTGGAATGGCCGGATGGATTAGGGATAGGGTAAATGGATTCTTTAGTGGAATTGTAGATGGTGCTAAAGACGCTTTAGGTATACATTCACCTTCCAGAGTTTTTAGGGATCAAGTAGGTAAATACATGGCCCAAGGTGTTGGAGTTGGATTTGAAAATGAAACTGAAAATATAAAAAGATCTATGAAGAAAAACTTATCAAGCCTTACTGCTAAAATGCAAGCGACAGTTGATTTAGAAACTTCTAAGACATCTAAAGCAATGACTTCTGGTAGCAGAACTATAAATAATACTAAAGCTATAACTAATAATGATAATGGAGTAACTCAAATTAATAATTTTAATCAACCAGTTAAATCTCCATCCGAAACCGCTAGAGCACTTAAAAGAGTTGGGAGGGATTTAGCCCTTGGATATTAAATTAACACTTAAAAGTAATAATAAAATATTAGAAATAGCTAAAGATTATAAACTTTTCGATATAGAAGGTATAGAAACGGCAGAGTTTGAATTAAATATAGTTAATAATGCAAATTTAGATGGTTCTTCTGTAATTAGTAAAAGAATACAAAAAAGACCAATATCTATAAGTGTAGATTATAAGGGAGAGAATAAAGAGATTGAACGTCAAAAGTTAATCTCTTTTTTTAATCCTAAAAACATAGGTGTTTTGATAGTGGAATATGGAGATGTTAAAAGGTCAATAGAGTATGAAATAGAAAATTTTAAATCTAAACTTACTAATGTTTATGATGACTTATCTTTCACAGTAGATTTAATTTGTCCTAATCCATTTTGGACAAATGTAGAGCTTAATAAAAAACAAATAGCATTATGGAAAGGTGATTTTCATTTCCCTTTAGTAATTCCAATTAATAAAGGTATTACTATGGGACATAGAGAACCTTCCTTAATAGTTAATGTGCTAAATAATGGACAAGTAAAAACAGGAATGATAATAGAATTTTTTGCAAGGGGTACTTTAAGTAATCCAAGTTTATTTAATGTTAATACTAGAGAATTTATAAAAATAAATAAAGGAATGGTTGCAGGAGAAAAATTTATAATAAACACTAATTATAGTAAGAAAAAAATATTACAAGATCTTAATGGTGTTACAACAGATATATTAAATTATTTAGACATTGTAGGTGGAGGAGATACTTTCCTACAACTAGATATTGGAGATAATTTATTCCGTTACAATGCAGATAGTAATTTGGATAATCTAGAGGTTAATATATATTTTAGTCCACAATATTTGGGGGTGTAAAAGATTAAGAATATAACACAATTAGAGTTAACTATAGACTATCTAGAAGATGCTTTTTATTATTTAGATAAAGTAAAAGAGTCTTGTCCTAAAGATGATGAGAATTATGAAATAATAAATATTGCAATAAAAAATTTAAACAATGCTCATAATAATATTTTTAATAGATTAAGAGAGTAAAAGAGGTGAGTATTATTGGAGTTATATATATTTAACAGGGATTTAGAATTAATAGGCATATTAGATACTTTTACCTCTTTAAGGTGGATTAGGAGGTATTTTAAAAGTGGAGAATTTGAATTACATTGTGCTTTAGATTCTAATACCTTAGAATTGTTAAAAAGAGATAATGTAGTTTATAAAAAAAATGATGTTGAAGCTGGTTATATAGAAACTAGGCAATTAAAAATAGGAGAAGATGGACAAGAATACCTAGAAGTTAAAGGTAAGTTTTTAACTAATTATTTAGATAGGCGTATTAGTTGGGATAGAGTTAATTTTTCTGGAAAGACAGAAGAATTAATGAGGAAACTAGTCAATGATAATGCTATTAATCCAGTTAATATAAATAGAAAAATTCCAAATTTAATTTTAGGGAATTTAAAAGGATTTACAGAAGATATTAAATATCCAAACAGCTTTGGAAATATATTAGAGCAATTAGAAAATATAAGTAATACGAATAACTTAGGATATAGAAATATATTAGATATAAAAAGTAGATTAATTAAATTTGATGTATATAAGGGTGTTGATAGAACCTTAAATAATGGGACTATAGCACCTTGTATTTTTAGTAGAGATTTCGAAAATATATTAGAACAAGAATACACAGATAGTTTAAATAATTATAGAAATACAACATTGATAGCTGGTGCTGGAGAAGGTAAGGATAGAAAAATAACATCTATAGAAGAAGGTGCTGGACTTGATAGATATGAATTATATGTAGATGCAAGAGATATACAAGATACAGAAACTGTTACAGTTACAGTAACTGATTATGATGAAGAAGGTAATGTTACGGGAGAACATGAAGAAGATCAAGAAGTAGAAATTCCTTGGGAGAGATACGAGCCACAGTTATTACAGAGAGGTAATGAAAAATTAGAAGAATGTTCTGAAATACAAACATTTGATAGTAAGATAAATACATTGGGTAATAACAAATATAAAAAAGATTATGATCTAGGAGACATAGTAACTGTTGTAGATAAAAATTGGAGAATAAGAATAGATACAAGAATAACAGAAATAGAGGAAGCTTATGAGGAAAAAGGATTCGAGGTTAATGTTACTTTTGGTAACAACATTCCAACTATTATAGATAAAATTAAGCAAACAGTGAGGTGATAATATATGATAAAAAGTTTTCCTTTTAATGCTGTTTATGATGCTAATGGCGTTCCAGATAGAGCATATTTGGCAGAAGATTTCGCTCGATACTTTGCTAAATTTATAGGAACTGGGGTATATCCTAATCCAGCAACAGGCTTACAAGTAGTTGCTATAGATAGTGATATGCGTATAAGAATAAAAAAAGGTGATGGGTATATACTCGGCCGAGATTTTGAAAATACAGATGATTATATTATACAGTTAGATGTAGCAGATGGTATACTTAGTAGAATAGACAGGGTTGTATTGAGATTAGACTATCTTGATAGAAAAATCAAGCCTATATTAAAAAAAGGTAATTATGCAAGTAGTCCAGTTGCTAAAAGTCTACAACGTGATGCTGACGCTTACGAAATAGGTTTAGCAGACGTATATGTAAAAAATGGTGTTATAAGTATAATGCAAAGCAATATTACAGATTTAAGACTTAACAAAGAGCTTTGTGGGATAGTACATGGCGTTATTCAGCAAGCTGATACTACAGAAATTTTCCGTCAGTTTCAAGCATGGTTCAATGAGCAAAAAAATGTACATGAAGGGGACTTTGAAAAATGGGTAAATGAATTTAAAATTGCTACTGGTAAAAAATTTACTGATTGGGTAGATGATTTAAAGAATAGTTTAGATCCCAACAGTGATGTTGTTGCACAACTGCAGATGCAAATATCGGAAAATAAATTACAACTAGATAATATAGATTTAAGTGCAGATAAAGTTACATTAAATAGTTCTAATATAAAATCTAAAAATGTTAAAGGTGCTTTAGAGGAACTTTTTACATCTGCCAGTAATGGAAAAAACAAAATAGTTACTGCTATTACTGGCAAAGGTATAGTAGCAAATAATACTGATTCATTTGATACTTTATCAAATAAAATTAAACAAATTCCAACTTATGCTCCAGCTAATTTATTAATTGAAGTAAAACGTTCTACTCCAATAACCCTTTCTAATGATTATTATACAATAGATAAAATAGCATTAGATATTTACGGTAAAATATATTGTATATCTACTAAGATATTATCAAAAATAGATGAAGATGGATATATATATTGGCAATATAAATATGATGAAATTATACAATCAGTAGCAGTAAAAAATGGTTATGTTTATATTGGAACCTACAATAATCATATAATTAAAATGGATTCATCATCTGGTAACATAATATGGAATAATTATTATTCTAGTAGATACGGTATATTATCTATAGTAATAGATGATGATAATATTATTTATGCTGGAACTGACAACAGAGAAGTAATAAAAATAGATTCTACAGGTAAAATTATTTGGAAGTATGATAAACATAAAAACAGCGTAAACACAATAGCAATAGATAAAAATGGTTATATTTATAGTGGTGGTGGTAGTAGATTAGTAAAACTTTGTTCAAATGGAGGTGAAGAATGGATACAAGATTTCAGTTACAGTATAGCTTCAATGGCAATAGATAATAATGGTTATGTTTATATCGGATATGTTTATAATGGTATTGCTAAAATAAATCCAGATAATGGAGAACAAATTTGGCATGTTGATCTTGGTCTTAATATAAGTGCAAATTCAATATTTGTAGATGATTATGTTTACGTTGCAAGTTCCGATAAAATGATAAGAAAGATAAATTTAGATGGTCTTGAAATATGGAAATATTATTGTGATTATAATCTTAAGTCAATAATAAAAAGATATAGCTATATATATATTGGACATGATAAAATTGTAAGAAAACTAACGGATGAAATATATGTCAAAAAATAGGAGTGGTTTAAAATGAAATTACTATGGATAGAAAAAATAACACAAAATAAAGCTAGGGTTTATTCAATACACAACTTCCCAGAAATAGTTGAAGACAAAACAGGGGGAATAGTAGTAGATGATATTTTACCCAAGCCACAATTAAAGGAAAGTGAATATGCAGTACATTATATAAACCCACAAACTAAGGAACAAAGTTACGAAATATGTATAAGAGAAAAAACACAAGAAGAAATTTCACAAAAACAACAAACAGAATTAAATGCAAAATTACTGAAAGATAATGCAGAGATACAAATAGAATTAAATAAACAGAAAGAATTAAACTCATCTTTACTATTAAAAATAGCACAATTAGGAGGTAATGCAAATGCTTAGTTATATTAAAGAATATTTTTTAATGGGATTATACAATGAGGAAGATTTAGACATATTTGTAACAGCTAAATGGATGAGTGTAGAAGGAAAAGAAGATATAATTAAGACGCAATAGATAAATAAAGCGACACAAATAAGTAATATAAGAAAGGTAGCGGTATATAGTATGAAAAATTATAATAAATTTAAAAAAAGGAAACTCAAAAATAAAATGAGAGTTTCCAAAATAATAAGTATTAGTTTTAATGCTTCTAGTTGTTGCGAGGAATTGCAGAGAAACCTATTATTTGATCTGCAAAAACAAGCATTTGTTCTGTAATAAGTACAGGATCATTTAAATTATCTTTATATACAGAAACATTTTTCAAATTCAAAATAGCTCCATTGTCACAAACATTTAAGTTAGGATTTTCTTCTTCAAATTTTAATAGTCGTTCGTTTTTCATTTTAACTATATAAGAAAAATCTACATTGACATTTGAACAATTTGGATCCATAGGATTTTTTGGAGTTATAAAATTGTTGCTTGGGTCTGCATTACAAACATCACATTTTATAAAGCCATACGTGGTATGAAGAAGAATTTGAAAATCATTATTCTCATGCTGGGTATTAAAGTAAGTAATCATTCCGTTAAAAAGTTGTATGTCTATAAATTTAACAGATAGATTATTTTTCACACAGTTTGGTATAATAGTTTCTTTAGATTTATCATCCATAATATATCATCTCCTTTAAGGTGTGATATTCTACAAAATAATGTAAAAACCTTTAAAAAATGAAAAAATATTCATAAGATGACACAAATAAATAATTTATAAAGGCAAAATAGGGACCGTATCGGGTCTTTTTATTTTGCCTATTTTTAATTACTGGAGGTGTAATGTGGAATTAAAAGTCTGCGAAGAAAAGCATAAAAGGATAGAAGAAAAAATTAATGTTCATGATATTAGGCTTAATGACCATTCAAAGAGAATTGATAAAATAGAACAAAGCCAATCTAGGACGGATGCTAAAATTGAGAATCTTTGTGATCAATTAAAGCAGCTCGTAGGTATTATGAAGTGGTATGTAGGATTAACAGTAGGAGGCTTAGTAAGCTTTTTTTTATATGCAATTCAACATAATATTTTTAAATAGGAAAGTAGGTGTATGAATGAAATTTCTAGAGCAATTTCTACAGATAAAAAAGATAATAGCATTATTAACTACTATAGTATTTTGTATACTAGCAATTAAAGGTAGTATATCAAGTACAGAATTCCTTTCTGTATTTACTTTGATAATAGGGTTTTATTTTGGTCAAAGTTCAGCTAGACAAGCAGTTAAGGAAAGTAAAGAGCAGGAATAAAAACCTGTTCTTTTTTAATTAAATTTTATAGGAGGAATGTTTTATGTTATTTAATTTAAATCCAGGACACACATTAAGTGGTGGAGATGTAGGAACTAGAGGAATAAATGGATTAAAAGAAGAAGTATTAACAAGGCAATTAGTAGTAGAAATAGATAAGGAATTAAGAGGTAGAGGACATGGTACTAATATATGTAGAGTTGATTATGCATCAACATTACAGGAAAGTTTAAATAAACAGGTAGCCTTATGTAATTCAGTAAATGCAGATTTAAATATTTGTATACATTTTAACACTACAGTAGGTGGTTATGGATCAGAAGTGTATACTTATAGTGGTAAATATTTAGTAGAAGCAGATGGAGTACTAAAGCAATTAAATAATTTAGGTCTTAGGAATAGAGGAATTAAAGACCAACCTTTAGCACTAACTAAAAGAATTAAAGCCAAAACAATTTATATAGAAGTATGCTTTATAGATAGTTCTGGAGATGTAGCCATACTTAATAAATATGGAATGAATGGAATTGCCAAAGCAATAGTAAATGGTGTGTTAGGGGTATCTTCAAATGTAGCACCTACACCAAGTCAACCATCTAAAAATAATAATAGTTGGATTAATCTGGATGGTAAAACAGGTACTATAAATACACCAAGTGGTGTAAATGTACGAGCAGGCAAGTCTACAAGTTCTAAAATATTAGGTGCTTTACCTAATGGTGCAAAGGTTAGATTGTACAGAAAAGAAGGAGATTGGATACACATTTATTATCCTCCACATGGAGGATATATTTATGGTAAATATATAAGATATTAA